TCTGCATCGTAATCTAAGATGGTTAATATTCTTAAACAATCAGCAGGTAAGGTGTATTGTTTAGTAAATCCCCAGGCAGGTGCATCTGTGTCTGCTGCGAGTTGAACTCTTTTTTGTAAACAGTTCCAAGGGTGTGATCTAAATACTGAGTCTCTTACTTGAGTATATCTTGCGTTGCAAAGTCTTGCATTCTTAGAATCTTCAGTAAGTGAAATGATTGTTGATGCTCCTAATTGATTTAATGCTCCATTACAAATGTCAACGACTGATGCCATATTTACTCCAAATTTCTTTTTGAGTTAAGCCTAACTCATCTTTTTTTTGCTTAGTTCTATGGTTTATATCCTTTTCTGAAATAACTTCAACTAAAGCATATCTGTATACCTTAGTATCGTCTTGCCATTGAAAATGCAATAGTTCTCTTGGTTCTTTGTATAGGGTTAAGTTTCTTGGATCGAAATCGCTTATTGTCATTTTAAAAAAAAGAATAAGATGGGGGATTTCTCCCCCACCTAAAAAAAAGAATTATTCTACAACGTAGAAAATTGCAATTTTAAATGTACCAGTTGAAGTACCAGTAGTCGTAATTATGATGTCAGTCTCTGCTGAATATTCATAACCAAAACCAGCTATAGCATTCAATCTAGTAAGAGTAGCAGAAGATGCTGTATCTACAGAAGTAATAAATCTGTCTGCGTCACCAGAATCACCTACAACCGCAGTTGTACCTGTTCCCATATCGTCAGCGTGTAATACTACTTCGTATACGATTGCACCTTTTGGTAATTTAGCAACATTAATTGTTCCTGCTGCTAAAGAAGATGCTTCGTACTCATCGTACTGAACTCTTAATTTTCCACCCCACTTAGATACGTCAACCATATCTTTAGGAGTGTTTTGCGTTAATTGGTAATTTGTTCCATTAGCCATAATTTATCTCCTTTGGTTTACGCCTCGTAGGCTTGGACTTCTACAACTTTTTCTTCTTCCATTCTAGTTGAGCCGAAAGAAGCACAGTAGTAAACTTGAGTAGCGTAACCTTTGTCAGCTCTCTCGTCTATTCTAGCCATTACATCTTTACCAACTCCTAGTGCAAGACCGTCTTGAGCAAATGCAATACATTGTCTCATTGATCCTGTTGTAGTTAGTCTGTTTGACATTATAAAATTAAACCCTAAGAACGAGTTGATTTCACCATTAGCTAATGCTTTAACTGTGTTGAAATCTGAACTTGTTACTTGAGTTGTACCTAATAAATCATCGATCTGTTTAGGACCAACAACTATGAATCTAGGAATTGAAGGATCAACATTGTTTAAATCAAGAATCTTTTTAGCGTTTCTTAATTTAGCAATAGTTAAACCATCTGTACCAGCTTCAACTATCTTCTGTCCAGAAGGTAGTGGAGTTGATGTACTTCCAGTTTCACCTGTGTATGATGTGCCTAAAGCGGCAGCAATGATTTCATCGTCCATAGCTCTACCCATAGCGTAAGCTGCAGCTTGAGCATAAGATGATGTTGGGTCGATTAACATTCGTACTTTATCTTGATCATCGATAAGGTCAGCAAATTCGTAATCCACTAGAGATACTCTTCTTCTTGCGTGAGGAGTATCGATTTGTGGAGTGTCTCCGTGCCTGCTAGTTCTTTTAACAGCAGTTACAGAACCCACTTGATCGAAAAATGCATTCTTACCAACAACACTTTCAAGACGAACTTTATCTCTCAATAATGAACCCATTTGTTGAGATAGCATTTGTACGTTAGCAGAATATTGCTGTACAAAAGCTGTTGTTACTTGATTAGACATATTTGTCTCTCCATTGTTAGTTTGTTAGTATTATAAACAATCAGAAAGGTTCTCCGTCTTGCGACAGGCATCTCTTGGATTTAAAGTCTTTTAGACCGCAGTCTATTCCTCGCTGTCAGTAAGGTTCGTAGATTTACGAATTGTCTTACCTTTAACCCATTTATAGTATTCGTTAGCGATTGGCAAGGGGTTATTTTTTTGAAACTCCGTACCATTTTCCTTAATGATACGAAGTATCTCTAATCTAATCTCTTGGTCGTTTAAATGGTCTTCACTTGCCATTTAACATTTCCCTTAAGGTAAACATTTGTTGAACCATCTTAGAATGATCAGGGTGTGATTTATTCCAATAAGGTCCAGATTTGTCATCCATAATTTTAGATATTTCAGTTTGAATGTCTCTACCTTGATTGACACTTTCACTTTCCGTAGAGATGATTTTATCTTCTGAAAGAAGATTGGCAATGTTAGCAAAGCCTTTAATGATCTCAGGATTATCTCCTAATACCGTACCATCCTTTAGTTGTGTATTTAATAACTCTTTACTAAAATTAGCTTGAGCTATGGATTTTGCCTTAGTTAATTTTTCATCATAAGCTCTACCCCATTCTTGCCTTAATTGTTGTTGAGATTGTGCTTGTGATGTTTCTATGTCTATTTGAGATTGCTTAGCACTTTGCTCTACATTGTTTTTATAGAACTCTAAGATACCTTGAGCTTGTTTGTTATTCAAACCTAACTTGTGTGCATTCTCAGCAAATTGTTTAATTGATGTTTCTTCAAAAGGGACAATGTCTGATTTGATTTCAAATTTATATTTATCAGGAGACTGGGGTCTACCTAATTTATCATAGACTTCATTCCAATGATCTTCATTTGAATTTTGATTAGGTACTATGACTTTATCAGAACCAATCATCCTTGTTGCATTGATATAAGATTTAGCTAGTGCATCAATCTCAGTAAACTTTGCAATGTTGGGATCGTTTCTAAATTCTTCTGATATAGTTTCCTTCCAAGATTTTGCTACCGTATTAGGTTGCGTAGTCGTAGAAGATATAGGTTGTTGAGTTGTTTCTGTTTTAGTTTCTGTAGGCGTGCTTGTCGTTTCTACAGGCGAAGCAGTTTGCTCCGTTATCTGTGTTTGTTCTGACATTTTTATTTTCCTTTTTCATTGTCGTTTCGTAGCATTGATTTAATAAATAAAAAGACACTACGTTGTCCTTCTAAATATGCACTTTCATAACTATCACCTTTTACATTTGTGGTAACCCAAAAGTGGCATCTCTTTTCCAAATCGTTGAGAACTTGTTTACCTTCATCTGTATTAAAAATGAATTGGTAATTTTTTTTTAAGCCTTCAACGTATCTTTGTAAGTCTTCTTCTTTTCTTTTTGCTTCACCCATTATTCTTCTGTGGCAACTAAAGATCTAGCTTCATCAGGTAATGCTTTGGCTTGTGGTGCTATTTGTCCGCCAGCTTGTGCTATTTGTTGAAGTTGTTGCATTTGTGCCATTTGCTCCTGTTGTTGTTGTTTCTGTTGACGTTCAGCGTTTAATTGTGATTTAGGTTTTAAAATCTTTTGTGGAACACCTACAATGTCTGCAAGGTGTCTAACAAGATTATCCATATTCACGTGATCAAACACAGGAGCTACATTAGCTAAACTTCCCATAATTTCAATAGCTCTCATTATAGATTGAAGTTCTGTGGATTTCTGTGCTTTAGCTAACGGTGATACATATTCAATTTCAATGTCTTGTCCTGATAAGAAATCAGGTGCAGATCTAAATTGATTCTTTCTAAGTAAAATATTGAATGCTCTATCAATCAATGGTTTCAATAACTCTGATTGTAATCTTCCTAATACTGGTCCTAATAATCTCATCTTCTCTTCGTTTCTTTGGATGACTTCAGTGGCAGTCATTTGTGGACCTTGTTGCATCATTAATTGATTAACATAGAAAGCATTTCTAATTGAGTTTCTTCTTTGCTCTTCCATATTTAATCCTAATGGATTATTTGCACCAATGTTTAAAGGTTCAATTCTATCTCTTGTTCCTGCTCTATAAAAATTTAATCCACCTGGAACGGTTCTGACTGGCAAGATGAAACCATCGTCAGGAACTAATAAAGGTGGGTCAACTTGTTTTTGTGCAGCCTTGATCGTAGTCTTAGACATTTCATTTAACATCTTCACATCAGGTAAAGCTGTCATAGCAGGTGAACGACCATAGATTTCGTGTGATGCTTTTAAGTATCTTGGTACTACAAAAGGAAATTCTCTAAATCCTGAAACAGATAATTGTTCGCCTTTAGCAGTCATATAAACTGATTCAAATGGCATATTCGAACTATCTTGTTTCGTAGGGTTAAAATCTGATCTTGGATAAACTGCGTGAATGATATCTATCTCTTCGTAAGGATCTTTGTTTGCAACCGTTTGAATTTCTGCTGGTACGTTTTTAAATTTTTGAATTGCAGCTCTAGCACTTATTTTAAATTTTCTAAAGATGGTATCAATTCTTCCCTTGTCGTTTTCAGCTATATACATTTCATTGATGTGTCTAGTTGAGAATTTAAGTAAGTCTTCTTCATCTTCTTCAATGAACATTGCAGCTGTACCAAACGTAATCAAGTCGTGATACAATTCAAATATTTCTTGTTGGAAGTTAGATCTGTTGAATGCAGTATACATAGTCTCTGTTGCAGACTCTAACCATTCCTTTGCTTCGTCTTCTTCAGAAACTTCTTCGCTTTTAAATCTTAATGAAAACCAAGGCGTAGAAGGATTGGTTAACATTCCGTGTAGTGATGCAGCTAATAGTTCTACTGCTTGTAAAGGTGATGAATCAAAAATAAGTTCAGTTCTCTTGTCGCCTCTTGAACGTAGCTTAGTAACATCTGCCTTTCTTGGCATCATATAGTCTGCTACTTCTTGCCAATGCGTTTCCCAATTTTGTCTTTGGGAACTTAACTTGTCAAATCGTTTTAATAAACTTTTAGTTAAATCTGTCTTTGCCA